GTGTGATTTCAACTAATTGTTGATAAGAAATAAACAGCACTGTTTAATAAGAATTATACAGCACTGTTTAATTAGAATTAGTTACTCGTAATCATCTCCAACTGATCAGTCATTGTAACCATTGACATAAAACCATGCACGCATCTCAACATACATCCAGACAGCATGCTCAATGAACTGTTGCTCTGTCCAGTGATCATCATCAAAGGACAATTGTTCGGCGATGTATGAGTGTGCAGATTGAGCGAAGCTCACCTCACAGAATTCATCCAAACCAGATATGATCTCATCCTTGTGATCATGATAAGCATCATAAAGATCAGAAGAATAGATAAAACCAGAGACACCAGCAGCCATACCATGCTCAACGATATCATTGAGCTGATCAACATCAAACTCTTCACCTAGAATCTCAAACATAACAGGAGAACAAATAGCCATAGATAAAGCGAATGAGTGTGTGGATAAGTAGTGATGAACACTACAGAAAAGGATGTACAGTAGTGAGCGTAGCAAGCTACACTCCGACAACCTAAAGTGTAATGATCAGTAGCTATCAGATAGCAGGAGCAAGTTGAACACAGCTAACAGTGTTAGCCTTGCATACATTGTTGATGAACTTACCAAGACTACGTGCTGCGTTATCAATGTTGAATTTGACAATACCACGACGACTGACGTTGTCGTAGCGATATACAGCACCAGACTTGAATAGAACAGTCACAGTACCAGCAATAGCATCAGTCACAATAGAATCAACTGCAGTACTATTGATGAAGTTATCAGCAGCAGAGTTGATAGATTGGAAAGAAGCGTTGAACATAATGAGTGTGTTTGAAAGTTAGTAAGTGAGTAGTCAATGAGATGACTACATAAAACCAACCGTGATGGAATGGTTTGAGGTAGTGATCTGTCTTTGTCTGACTCTGTCAGTATAGCAGCTCTGAGTCAGCTTGTGTGGGTTGGTGTGCCAGTAGCTCGTCTGTCCA